GATCAGCCAGCGCCAGGCATTGCTTGGCATGATTGATCCGACAAATCCAGACTCCTACGCACAGGCAATACAAGCGGCATTGCAAGCTGGCGATACTGAGGCAGCGTATGCCTTGCGCGGTGAGATGATGAATGCAAGGCAACGGGCGCAACAAGCTGAAGATGCAACAATGAAGCGTCAAGATTACCTTACCGAACGTGGTTTAGGAATGCAAACTCGTGGTCTTACGAACCTAGCCAATGAGTTGATCGGTCAATTGCAAAATGCAGATGGAAGCATTAACCAAGATGTTTTGTCGAGATTGCAAGGTTTCCAACAAGGTCGTGATTTACTTAAAACATTAGTGCCAGAAACAATAACGGCAACAGAAGGGCAAACGATTTATCAGAAGCCCACCGTTCCAGGTCAGCCGTTTAAGCCTCTTATAACTGGTGCTGCAAAACCAATTCCATTTACAGGTGATGAGTCAAATGCGGCTCTTCTTTTGTATCGTACAAATGACCCTGTAAAGATTTTTAATCAATTTGGTCAGGCTGGAATTGATGCGGTTGCTGAGAAAGCTGCAACAATAACTGCATCAAAAAAACCTGTTACCAACCTAAATGTTTCAAATCAAATGCAAAAAGGTTTTGGAGACAACCTTACAGAAACTATTACGTCAAATGTAAAAGCGGGAAGAGTTGCTAGGCAAACTTTAGGTGCAGTTGACAATATGCAAACTTTACTAGATGAAGGTGTAAGAACTGGATTTGGTCAAGAAACAATGCTACAAGTTGGTAAAGTTGGTCAGCTTTTAAATCCTGATTTCAATGTTAAAGGATTGGCAGGAGCGGAAGCATTGCAATCAATCTCAACTTATTTAGTTTTGCCACAAGTTAAACAACTTGGCGTTAACCCAACTGATACTGACTTGAAATTTATCAATACTGGTTCCCCAGGGCTATCAAAAACAGTTGCGGGTAATAAATTGATGCTATCTGCATTAAGGTTAAAGTTAGAAAGAGAACAAGATTTGTCTGTATTTACTAATAATTGGTTGTCTAAAAACGGAAAATTAACAACAACAAATCCAACTGATGCATTTGTAAAATATAACAGTGATTTTGATACATATACGCAGCAAAGCCCTTTGTATGGCCCATCAGCAAATAAGTTAAGAGAACAATTTAATGCTCTTGGCGGTACTGCTCCAGGCGGTAGAGTAACACCAACAGCGCGTGATGCTACTAATCGTGGCGGTTTGACTAGACCATAAAGGAATAAAAAATGCCATCTCTTAAAGACCAAATTTTAGACTTGCGTGACGAGTTATTAATTGCCAAAGATGAGGGAAAGATAACGCCAGACGGTCAAAGAATGCTAGACCAACTTGATACAAAAAGTTGGACAACGCAAGGGTTTGGTCAATTCATGCAAGGATTGACACTAAATTTCTCTGACAATGCAGTTGGCGCAATCAAATCTTTTTTAAGTCCTGGGCCAGCTAATGTAGCCAAGCAATTGGGTAGTGCTACGCCAGGTGAACCCGCACCATCCCCATCAGATGTTGGGACTGCATTAGAAAGAATTGGTTTAGAAGAATACTCTGCACAATATCCTGTCCGTTCAGTCGGAGCAAATATCGCTGGTGCAGCAACACCATCTATTATTGCTCGACGGCCTATTGGCCCAGCAGGACTTGTTCCGCAAATGGGACTTGCTACTGCTGCTGGTGCTACCGCTGGTCTTGGTGAGTCTGAAGCTGATTTATTTAGTCCTGAGTCCGCTAAAACTGCTGGTATAGGAGCTGGTACTGCCTTTGTTGCTATGCCACTTTTTAAAGGTGTTGGCATGGCTGGCGGTGCTATGTACCGTGGCATAGTTAAATCAATATTTGATACACCTCAACGCCTTGGTACGGATGAAGCAAGAACGTTAATTAAACAAGCACTTGTTTCCGATGTTGGGGGAGTGGATGAGGCAATTGCTTATGTACTTCAACAAAAGGGTAAGCCATATACTTTAGCTGATATAGGCCCAAATACTCGCTCCTATCTTGATGGTGCAAACACAATTCCTGGGCCTGGCAAAAAAGAAGCACAGAAATTTTTGCTTGATAGAGATAAAGGAATTCTCTCTAGGTTAACTAGTGATCTACAAGTAGCCTTTGGCTCTAAAGCTGCGTTTTTTGATGAGTTCAACGCATTAAGAGAAGCGCGTTCTCAACTTGGCGGTGCTTTGTATGAACGAGCATTAAAAAAGGATATACCAGTTACCCCAGAACTTGTTACGTTGATGGAACGTCCTAGCATTCAAGATGCTTACGCTAGAGCAGTAAAGTTAGCCGCTGAAAAAAGTGTTAAGTTACCAGGCGTAAAAATAGAGAATGGTAAATTGCTTACGGTAGATGGCAATCAGCCGGTAACTGATATAAACAGCACATTTTTGCATTTTATTAAGATGGGCTTAGATGATGTAGTATTTACTGGGAAAAGTCCTACTAGTGGTATTGGAACTACGCAACTAAATGCAGTCAAAGACACTAGATCAAAATTCCTAGATATATTTGATTCATCAAATAACACATACAAGAATGCTAGGCGTGTTTGGGCATCCGATACGGCGGTTATGGATGCTATGGAAGAAGGCAGAAGTGCTTTACAGAAAACGCCTAAAGACGTTGATATTTTAATGAATGACATGAAGACAATGACAAAATCTGAACTTGAAGGTTTGCGTCTTGGTGTAATGCAGAATTTGCTTGATCGTATTGGCGGTGCTCAAGCAGCCCAAACTGTCGTTGGGCCAACTGGAAATCCTGCCTTAAAAATTATCAATGACCCCAAAAACTTGCGTGTCATTAGGGCTACTTTTCCAAGGGATCAGGCTGGAGATGAAGTTTTTGAAAAATTCATCAAGAATTTAAAAACTGAAGTTGAGATGAAAAGCACATCTAAACAGGTTTTACAAGGCTCACAGACAGCAGAACGGACAAAAGCAATTAAGGACATTAATGCTGGTGGAAAAGCAGCGCGTGAAATGCCTGCTATGAGTGTTCAAGGTATCCTAATGAGGGCATTGCAACGTGACTATGCTCAATTGGGTGATGCTCAGACAAGGGCAGTTGCTGATGAAATGACACGAATATTAACTAATACTGATCCTAAAAAACTTCAAAGAGTCAGCAAGGAACTTGCTGGGCGTAGTTTGTACGATGTAATTAGTAAAGACATCCCAGAACTATTGCCTGCGCTTGGTCGTGCAACTATTGGCCCGTACTCTGTTGGTGCAATGTCAGGAAGTGTTGCGCCAAATATTGGGCAAGCTACTGGATTACTCAGCGGACAAATCAGATAAAGGACTAAAGGGGAAGTAGATGAACGACATCAAATCAAAACTTACGTTCTTTGTGACCCTAATGGTCAGCTTCACCCTGTGCGTTGTAGTAATTGGAATGGTCGGGGTTCTGATGGCTGGTCTGTTCAACCCCATTGTGGACAATGCCGAAATCTTTAAACTCATATCCCCCGCATTCCAAACCATTGTTGGTGGCTTTATTGGGCTGCTGGCTGGCGTAAAACTTTCCCATAATGAAGATGCTCCCCCCTGCAAAAAGGACTAAACCATGCTCACTATCCTCTCAACCCTGATTTCTTTCCTCATGGGCGGCTTGCCCAAGTTGCTGGATTTCTTCCAAAACCGGCAGGACAAGAAGCACGAACTAGCGTTGGCCCAAATGCAGATTCAGCGCGAATTGGAGTTACGCAAGGCAGGCTTTGAAGCGCAGGAGAGGGTTGAGCAGATACACACCGAGCAGTTGGAGATAGAAACCAAAGCCAAGGCAAGCGAGAACCTGGTTAACGCTCAAGTGGCTGAGATGCAGGCCATCTACGCGCACGATGAGTCGCTAAATGACGGTACTAGCCAATGGATGAAAAATCTACGCGCTGGTGTACGTTCATTCATAACGCTAGGCTTTTTCTTCCTACTGGTGTTCGTGGACGTTGGCTTATTTGTCTACGGCTGGAACCGTGGAATCGAGTTCCCGCAACTGGCTGAGAAACTGTGGGACAGCAACACCCAGGCGCTGTTTGCCTCTATCATTGCATTCCATTTTGGCGGTAGAGCCTTTGGCAAATGATCTGGACATTGGTGCTGATCTCTGGCATCAATATGAACAGCATTCTGGTAGTGGGCTACTTTGAAATGGAGTCTGCTTGCCAGAAAGCAGCTAAAGAATGGCGTGAACTTGGGTACAAAGTTGGATGCGTACAAACGCAAAAGAAATGAAAGTATCAGACAAAGCACTTGAGATGATTAAGCACCATGAAGGCACTAGGATGCGCCCGTACCGCTGTCCAGCCTTGCTTTGGACTGTAGGCGTGGGCCATGTACTCTATCCAGAGCAAGGCCGGTTAAAGCTAGACGAGCGTATGGCGTTTGCGCTACGTCCAGAAGATAATCGTAAGTTCAGTATGGAGGAAGTTGATGGAATTCTTGCAGCAGACCTTCACCGTTTTGAGCGCGGAGTGGAACAGTTCTGCCCTGTCCCTCTTACACAAGGTCAGTTTGATGGGCTTGTTAGCTTCTCTTTTAATGTGGGTCTTGGGACACTCCAGCGTAGTACGCTTCGCCAGAAACTGCTTCGCGGCGACAAGGCAGGCGCTGCTGAAGAACTCTTAAAGTATTGCATGGCGGCAGGAAAGATTCTCAAAGGCTTGCAGAATCGGCGTATTGATGAACGTGCGTTGTTTTTATCGTGAAACAAAAATAGGTTATAACCCAAGGATTAACTCTTTGGGGTATGTATGGCACAAGAATCTTGTTCCGATACGGATTTTATTGCACTGTGGAATGAACACAAATCAGCAAAAAATCTATCTAAAATTCTTAATATTACAGAGCGCAGAGTTTTAGCAAGACGTAGAAGTTTAGAGAAGCGTAAAGATATTAATCTTTACTCTAGTGATCCCAAGGGGATAAAGTACCAGAAGGATTACGCTGCAGTTCCGCACAATGTCCGGACAAATCTTGGCCTTCTTAACGGCATAGTAATCGTTTTCAGCGATGCCCACTTCTGGCCTGGTATTCGGTCTACTGCCTTTCAAGGACTACTTTGGGCTATTGAAGAGTTCAAGCCCAGAGCCGTTATCAACAACGGTGATGCCTTTGACGGTGCTTCCATCTCACGCTACCCCCGAATAGGTTGGGATACAAAGCCTAGCCTGATAGGTGAATTAAAGGCTTGCGAGGCTTCGTTGGAGGAGATAGAGACAGCAGCCAAAGCAGGCAATCGTCAATGCAAGCTGATCTGGACGCTTGGGAACCATGATGCGCGTTTTGAGAACACATTGGCGAATCGTGTACCTGAGTTTGCAAACATAAAAGGTTTTACGCTTAAAGATCATTTTCAAGCGTGGACACCAGCCTGGTCGTGTTGGGCGACTGATGATGTAGTAATTAAACATAGGTGGAAGGGCGGCATACACGCCGTTTACAACAACTCTATAATGTCTGGCAAATCATACGTTACAGGACACCTCCACAGCCTCAAAGTATCCCCATTTAGCGATCTTAACGGCACTCGGTACGGCGTGGATACTGGAACCCTTGCCGAGCCTACTGGGCCGCAATTTATAGACTACTTGGAGGATGCCCCAGTTAACTGGCGATCTGGCTTTGCCATTCTCACAATATGGAAAGGCCACCTGTTGCAACCCGAACTTGTACAGGTTTTTGACAAGGGTAATATTGAGTTTAGAGGACAAGTTATTGACGTATCCAAACTGTGAAAATCTGTCATAAATTGACTTTAAGATTGGTTTGCAGCGCCGTGCTGCACCATTTTTTAAGGGGTTAATCATGGAATTTACACTGACAATTGATTTTGGTTTTGGTGAGCAAGTTACATATTCCACTACCGACTTGTGGAAGACAGTAGCACTTGCTGGTTTCGTAGAAAGTTTAGATGAATTTGAGAGTGAATTGGATGAGTCTTTTGATGAAGAAGTGTACGAGTACGATGATGAAGGCACAGCCTACTGGCTAGACGTAGAGAACGATGTTTGGTACTGGTACGATGAGGAGTCTGATGATTGGTACGATTGTGAAGAAGTTGAAGAGGAAGAAGTTGAGGAAGATGAAGCCATCTGATTGGGTGGCTTGTATTCACCAAAAAATGCAGCGGTCATTGGGTCGCGTCTAGGCTTTATCTTCTTAGCCTTTTCCCGCGCCAAGCGAAACTCTTTATCCTCTTGAGTTTCCTTGGCGCGTTGTCGTTTTTTGCGTTCCTGTTCAGTTGCCCGTGGTGGCTTCGGAGCATCAGTCCCGATACCGGCCCTAAACACTGCGGCAATGCCAGACGGCAGCCTGCGCCAGCCTGACCTGTACACCAATCCCTTGCGCTTGAGTTTGGCAAGCAGTTCCTGCGCTGAACGCTGAGTGCAGTGGACTAGGACGCACAGTTCTGAGGTAGTCATATCCTTGCGCGTTAGGATGTCAAGTACCCTTGCCTCGCGTATTGATCTCATACTCCCCTGCTCCTGATTTGAAGGTGGTCATTAGCACCAGGCCGTGGTGTCTCCATCTTTAGAGGCTGGTAAACTGGCTGCTTCCAGATTGAAATTTTTGGAGGCTCTGCTTCGCCTGGAAGTTTCTGCCTACGCTCCCATTCACCAGCAAGGCCAAGCACTCTGCGCTTAGAGTCGCTGCCATTTGCAAATCTTCCGATAGTCATACGTTCTCCTGTGGTGGTGTGCAAGTGTGTATCGTTGTCAAGTCTGCTGTGCGTTTACCGCAGCGGGGGCAGAAGTTACGCTCCTGCGCTGGCTGTGCCAAGGCTTCTTTGATGGCGGTGATGGCTTCTTTTTGCTTGTTCCAGAATTCAATTTCATCTGCTGTTTCCAACGCCTCAAGCGCCAGCTTCAATGCTTCACGTTCCATGCTGTCCAACTTGTCCTGCGCCGCAGCGCGTTTGCTTTGATAGCCTGTCATAACTTCCCCCACACCACATAAAACAGCAGCGTGATACACGCCACCACAATAATCACGGCAACCAAATCTTTAAAAGAGCCAAGCGTGTCATCGTATGGATTGGTGTCAGGCTTGCCGTTGATGTAGGCATCATTTACCTTGCGGACAGCGCAATCCTTGCCTTGGGTGCATACTCCGTTTGCATTACAGCAGTTCATTTGATTTTCCTAATTCTTTAACCCAAAGTTTAAACTCGGATAGTTTGTAAAGTTTATGCCCTGTCCTTATCGATAATGTGTGATTAACCCTTGCTGGTTTGGGCCTACCATCTCTCTTGCCTCTCATGTAATCAGCAATAATTTTTTGTTCCATCCCTAACTTTTCCGCTATTTCTGGCAATGTGTAAAGTGGCTCACGAATAATTTTTTGTTTACTTCTTAACGAGGCCTTTGAGAAAGTTTCAAGTTTCATTATTTGTATTCCTCCATCCGTTTGCTCAAACGCTCTATAACTGTCTTGTTGTACGAAACAATGCTGGCTGCATAGTCAACCCCTTGCTCTGCGCGTAGCAGTTCAAGGTGGGCATCAGAAAGCTGCTGGGCTATCAACTCAAGTGGACTTGGTTTCTTAAAGGGTTCGCGTAGTAGTTCCAATAATTTCTTCATGCTGTTTTCTCCAATATTACCCGCGCACGGCGGTATTTGATTTCATCCCTGACCATATTGAGCGCATCCTCCATATGCTTGATGCTAGTCACCTCGATCTGGGCATCGTGTACTTCCATACCCAAATTGATTGCAGCCAATTCCTGCGCTTTAAGCACAAAGCGGTACTCTCGATCTATCCCGCGCCTAGAGGCGGCGTATAGCGCTTCCTGGGCGGCTCTGACCTCCTCCTTGTACTCATCACCGATGCCCAGCCGCTGAAGTGCCTCTGCAATGTTTAACGCCTCGATGATTGTGTCAATGTCCTCACGGTCAGCAACTCCTTTTCTCAGCGAGTCAATGGCCTGGTGATTCTTGATTTGGATGTTGACAATGCCAGCCTGCGATACAGACTTAAAGCCATTGACGAGCCAGGCCACAGGGTTGGGTAGCTGCGGCTTTGGCCTGTATGAACTGCGCTTTCTCACCGCTTCAACTCCATGATCTCAAGCTCAAGCTGCTTGCAGTGCTGGGCAAGGTTGTCGTAATCCTGCTTGTATCTGCTGCTAGTCAGTCTTTCTGCGCCAGCCCAGCCAATTAATGTTCCCTTGGTGACTGCCATCCGCAGATGGGACACCATCTCATGCGTTGTCAGGATGCCGAGGGAGCCAGGCTTTGGCGACAACTCCTTCACCAACTCATCAATTTGTTTTTGCATAGTTTCGGACATATTCATACTCCCATTAAGAAAAAGAAAGCCAGCCCGACACCGATGGCAATTGCCAAGGCAATGTCTGCCCATTTGCGGATGGCGGGTTGGATGGTGTAGTGTTCGCGGTAGCGCATGATTGATCTCCTAAAGATGGGGCCGTAGCCCCGTGGGTTAATTTATTGCTTTGACCAGTACCCGTACATAGTGTTCTTTCTTAATCAATGCTATTAATTACATTAATAATTTTTGCGTGAATTTTTTTTATATCTGTTTCAATATTGGTTGTTTGCTCTAAAGTGCGTAATGTTTCTTTAAGCAATTTGTACATTTCTGGCGCAGCTTGTGCTATGTACCATTCTTGTGAATATTTTTCCATCTGCTTACTCCTATTTTGTGCCTTGCGGCTGGTTGTTGACAGGTCACATCCTACACCAATTGACTAAGTGGTCAACGGATTTATCTAGGTGTTTACCCTAAGTAGTGAAAATAAATTGTCTATCTAGTCAAAAAACAGGTCTAGAATGGACGCATTAGTCAATTAAAAGGGTAAAGGCACAATGGTTACATCAACTGAGCAAGCAATTGAGGCGATACGCCTCAGAGCCAAGCAAGAAGGGTTCAAGATGAACGACATAGCGCAGGCAGCAGGCGTAGACCCTGCCCAGCTATCGCGCTGGAGTACCGGCAAGACTGTCCCGTTGTACAGCAGCATCACTAAGCTAGAGCAGGCCGTTGACGGGTTGATAGCAGCAAAGTTTTACAAATGATTCACTATCACGGGACACCAATCAGTCCTATAAAAGCAATTGAGACAATGGGAGGGAAACACTTTTGCGTTTCTTACGCCCGTCCAGATGACCTTAAACGCTGTTTGAGTATTGGTCAATCGTTGATGTTAGACAACGGCGCGTTCAGCGCAAAGACAAGAGGCTTACCTTTTGACCGAGATGGTTTCTATGGTTGGGTGGAACCCTTGCTGGTTCATCCACACTGGGCGGTTGTTCCTGACGTAATTGATGGCACAGAAGATGAGCAGCGCGAGATGGTGAAGTCTTGGCCTTTCCGTAAAGAAATGGGCATTCCAGTTTGGCATCTTGGCTTGCCAATTTCTTATTTGATCGAATTGTGCGATACCTGGGGACGGATTTGCTTTGGTTCTGCGGGAGAGTATTGGCAGATTGGTACACCAAAGTGGTGTCACCGCATGGACGAGGCATTCAACGCCTTGGTGAAAACTTACGGCAGGCAAATCCCTTGGGTGCATGGAATGCGTATGCTTGGACAATCAAGCGGTCCGTGGCCTTTAGCAAGCGCCGACAGCACCAATGTTGCCCTGCATCATGCAGAACATTTGGAGTGTGCTGGATGTATGGCAAAGCGGATCGACTCAGTTAATCCACCATCTACTTGGAACAAACAACCACTACAGGAAGTCTTATGCTGATTGCCGCAATCATGACCTACGCTATTGCTATGACGTTGGCAAATTTATCCATTGCCACATTTGGCGTTTGGGTCAGTCCTATCAATGCGTTTTTGTTTATTGGCCTTGACTTGGCATTGCGGGATTGGTTGCAGATGCAGCTTAAAGCATGGCAGATGGCGGTTTTAATTGCAGTCAGCGGCGGTCTGACTTATGCCTTGAATCAGGATGCTGGCATGATTGCGATTGCTTCTGCTATATCGTTTACGTTGGCAGCATTTGCGGATTGGGCGGTGTTTTCAAAAATTACCGGCTCATGGTTTAAACGGGCGAATGTGTCCAATGTTGCTGGCGCAGCGGTTGACTCTATTGCGTTTCCAACAATAGCGTTTGGAAGTTTTATGCCAGAAATTGTTGCTTTGCAATTCTTAGCAAAGATTGCTGGCGGCGCTGTTTGGACGTACCTATTGGGGAAAATTAAATGATGATCCTGTCTATAGACCCAGGCTTATCGGGAGCCATTGCCGTGTTCATCGGCGATACCCTGCACGACATCATTGACACGCCGACTCACGAACTGGTACGCAATGCCAAGGTTAAGAAGCAGATTTCAGCCTCTGCTCTAGCGGCTATCTTCAAGGAATATGACCCTAATCACGTTGTCGTGGAGCGTGTCTCCGCAATGCCAGGGCAAGGGGTAACGTCAATGTTCTCATTTGGGCGCAGTTTCGGCGTGATAGAAGGCATCCTTGCGGCGTATGAGTTGCCTGTTACCTACGTCATGCCCAGCGTTTGGACTAAGGGCATAGGCCGTGGGCTAGGAAAGGACGCATCACGGGCTAGAGCCTGCGAACTCTATCCAAGCCACCAGAAGCAGTTTGCACGGGTTAAGGATGACGGGCGCGCCGATGCCGTTCTCATTGGAGCCTGGTGGCTGAAGGCGAACAAATGAGCCTGCAAGACCTACGAACCCTACGCGAACACGCTATCTACTTGGCTACGCAACTGGAGAACGAGCGAACAGCAGCACGAGCAAAGACTGAGTTCTTGAAACGATTGGTTTCGGCAGAGGACTTGGGCCACGCAGTCAGTTCCGAGGTACGCTCCCTAGCGTATCAACTCTTAATCCACGAACAATGAAACGATAAGTGAAACGATATATGAAACAATTAATCCTACGTCCATCATCCGCATCCCGCTGGATAGCCTGCCCAGCATCTGCCCGTCTATCGCTGAAAGTACCTTACGAGGAATCGGGTGAAGCGGCAAAGATAGGCACTGCCATCCATTCGCTGGCAGAGACTTGCTGGCAGTTAGATCAAGACCCGATGGACTATGTTGGCAAGGTCATTGATGGCATCACAATGACCAGGGAGAACGCTGAATTTGCACTCGCGCACATACGCATGGTGGCTGGGTTGGAAAGCGAGTTAGGCACAGTCAAGGTGGAACAGTACGGCGTAGCCTACGAGACAGCATTGGCAAAGGTCGGCGGGACTGCGGACGTTGTTGCGTACAACCTGGACAAGTCTGTCCTAGTGATTGCAGACCTTAAAACAGGTCGGGGCTGGGTTGACGCTGACAGCGATCAGATGAAGATTTACGCGCTGGGCGTAATGCAGAAACTGGTCAAGGTCTTTGACAAGGTAGGCTTAACCATTGTCCAGCCCCAGACGGGCGAGAATCGCCATCACGAGATGACGGGCGATGAGTTGCTTAAATGGAAGGCCGATGTCCTTATCCCTGCTGTGGTGGCTGCAGCCGATGGACGCAGTGAGCCTACGCCAAGCAAAGAAGCCTGCCAGTGGTGTCCAGCTAAGATGATCTGCCCAGCGCAGATTAAGGCGCTGGAATCCGTTTCCGTCAAAACTGACATTGCAACGCTTACGCCGGATCAGGTATCTGACTTGCTGGACAAGGCCGAACTGGTTGAGGACTTCATTGCTGCGCTACGCAAGCAGGCCACCAAGACGCTGACAGAGGGTGGCGTATTGCGGGGCTGGCAGATGGCCCCCAAACGCGCTACCAGGGCATGGACTAAGGAAGCGGATGCCGTTAAGGTGCTGCTGGAGGCCGGCATACCCGAAACACAAATCTACGAGACATCAATCATTTCCCCTGCTGCTGCCGACAAACTGTTGGGCAAGGACAGGAAACAAGTTTTGGATAGCGTGACAACGAAGATTTCTTCGGGACTCACGTTGTCTAAATCCCGTGGGCTAGGCGAGAGCACAGCCCTACTTCAACTCTGAAAGCTAAACGCAAATGCTAAATCTATCTTCTAATGGCGGCTCTGGTAACTACATCCGCTTTTCGCCCCAAGCTAACGCCTGGACTAACAACAACAACGAGGAGATCACGTTAAAGAAAGTGGTATTCGACATTGACAACATCAAGACAGGCTGGCTCCTGCTAGGTGTCGGTGTACGCGATTGGGTGCAAGACGAGAGTGTTGGCAAGAAAGGGCCGCAACCTAGCCCCGAACACAAACGTGGTTTCCAGGTGGTGCTTTACAACAAGGAGATCGGCGCTGCCGAGTGGTCTAGCAATGGCGTAGGCCCGAACATGGGCTTAGAACTCATGTACAAGGCTTGCGCTGCCGAGCGAGCAGCTAACCCTGACAAGTTGCCTGTGCTTGAGTACAAAGGCTCTAAGGCCGAGAAGATTGGTAAAGGAACAACCCGCATACCGCAGTTCACGTTAACTGGTTGGGTTGCCCGTCCTGCGGGGCTGGATGCCGATGGACAGGAGTTCGAGGCAGAGCCAGCTGCCATTGTCCCGTTGCCGGTGCGTAAGCAAGCACCAGTGAAGGCTACCGTGGTTGAGGATGATGAGGAGATGTTCTGATGACTAGAGATCAGGAAATCAAACAAGAAATGCGTATTTATGAAATTTATTCTGCTGCGGCGCTTACAGGATTCATTGCCACATCAGCCTTTAATGGTTTTGACGATCTTGCAAATTCAGTCGATGAAATTGCTAAGGAAATGATTACAAAGCATTCTGAATATCTCAATTTTTTAGAGAAAATTTTATGAATAATGAAAAAGACATCTTGCAAGCACTTACTTACGCAACAGAAGGTATTGATTTGTACTTAGCTTTGCTTAAAAAGCATGAGCCAACAAACGATGCGGATTTTGTTGACGCTCAATTTTTAAAGGAATTTATTCAAGTGCAAATGAATTCCCTGACTAAACAGGAATAATCGTTAAGACTTGGATGCCGGTGGGTTGATCTCCACCGGCTTTTTTTTCCCCTCGAATAACGAGAACGAATAAATGGACACAGAAACAATAGCCAAGGCGCTGGGTAACGCCAAGCAAGTCAATGGGCAGTGGCTTGCTTCATGCCCTGTACCTGGTCACGGCAGCGGGAACGGTGACAAGAATCCCTCACTCTCGATCACCGAGTCGGAGGGCAAGGTTTTGTTCCATTGCCACGCTGGTTGCGATCAAAGGGAAGTGTTCGATGCGGTCAGAGAACGCAACCTGTTGCAGTCAACCCCCAAGCGTGAGGAGATTAGCTATACCCAGCACCAGCAGCCGGTGCTAGAAAAGGAATGGGTATACCGCGCAGAGGATGGGACGGAACTGTTTACCAAGCGCCGGTACAAGACAAGTGACGCTAAAGGTAAGACGTACTCAATACATAGGGTTGACGCTAGTGGTAAGCGGGTAGCAGGACTCAAGGACACGCGCATAGTCCCCTTTAATCTGCCAGAGTTACTAGCCGCTAAGAAAGCAGGCAAAGCCATCTACTTGGTGGAAGGCGAGAAGGCAGCGGACGCATTGGCATCCATAGGCGCAGTTGCCACCACCAGCCACACAGGTGCAGGCAGTTGGCCTACGGAGATCACGCAATACTTCAGTGGCGCAAACGTAGTAGTAATCCCAGACCATGATGAACCAGGCCGCAGTTACGCTAAAAGAGCAATTGCTCACCTGTTACCCGTAGTCAAGTCAATCCGCTACCTTGACCTAAATCTGATGATGGAAGGTGATGACGCGCACGAGTGGGTATACGATATGCAAGGCACTAGGAAGGAACTTGCGGAACTGGCTAAGAAGGCAGAGGTAATCACGAATCAAGTAGTTGTCACGGATAGCGAACAGTTGTCGGAAGTGTTCAATCCTGTACCGCAACTCCTAAATATCGAGCCTTGGGACACCATCAAGGACGAGCCTGTAGAGTGGATTATCGAGAACGTGCTACCCGCTAGGGCGTTCTCTATTCTGGTAGGGCCACCTGGTAGCTATAAGAGCTTTGTGGCGCTCGATATAGCCGAGGCTATTGCTACAGGGCGCACTTGGATGGGTAACCAGGTCAGCAGTCCTGGCGCGGTGTTATATATAGCGGGAGAGGGATTCGGTGGGCTGGGCGCTAGGATCATGTCAACCAAGATTAATCATAATACAAAGGATGGCGCTGAGATATTCGTAATAAGACATCAATTAAACCTGAGATCGAGCGCAGATGACTTTAATATATTAATGGAATCTATTGATGACTTAATACAGCGCACAGGGATAGATTTAAGGTTAATCCAGATAGATACCCTAGCTAGATCGTTTGGCGGTGGAAATGAAAATGACTCTAGCGATATGGGCGCTTGGATTCATAACTGCGGACGGATGCAGAGGAAGCTGGACTGCGCTTTGATGGCAATGCACCATAGTGGCAAGGACATCTTGCGTGGGGCTAGAGGCCACAGCAGTCTCTTAGGTGCAGTCGATACCCAGATAGAACTACAAAAGCTACAGATGGACGAGCCAAAGGATGGCGTAGCAGGCCGTGGAGTAATCACCTTGTCCAAGTCCAAAGACGGGCAAGACAACCTCAAATTCGGGTTTGAGATGATACATATAGATATAGGCGGCAGCCTTAATCTGGGCAAATCTATATCACTAGCGGTCAGGGAAGACCAGTCAATGATTGATAAAGTACACAAGAAAACCATTACCCCGCCATCACGCGTAGGCGTTGGGAAGGTACAGTCGTTGGCGATGGCTGCCCTCCACAAGGCACTTAAAGATCACGGAGAGATGCGAATTGTGGACGGTAAACGCAACAAGTGCGTTAATTTTGAGCACTGGGAAGAGGCTTGTTTGGCGAAATCTTTAAACAAACGGCAGTTCAAGGACAGCAAGACAAGCCTCCAAGAACGTAAAAAGATTGAGATTTTTGAGCCTTGGGTCTGGATTCTTTGGGAAGATGATCCCCAAAATGATGGGGACTTTTAAACTTTAGGTTTAGGGTTGACGGAATGGACGGAATGGGACGAAATGGGAACGAAATGGGAACGGAATGGGAAATTGGCGTTTTCCCATTTCGTAAGGCATAAATTGACCGGAATAACGACGGAATGGGAGCGTAACTCTTAGTACGCTCCCCATTCCGTCGTTTCGTTCAATGCCCAGACCGTTGTAATCGGTAGTTTTAGACAAAATCGTAAAGGTAAACAGATGGCAACAAATAAACGTAAAACATTGATGGTGGCAGCGCCATCCATGCCAGCATTTCCATCGGACAAGTTCGAGGTGTTCAAAAACGCTGTGATGGTGGAACTGACAAACCGCAAGAATACCCATGATGGCAAGTGGGGTATTGATAGACTGATCTGGTTGGTGGATACAGAGTTGCGGGAAAAGGTCTGGGCGCAACTGGAGCGCGTTTGGCAAGCACAGGAATCCAGGGACGATCAGAAGCTGGATAAAGCGGTCAAGGGAATGTGCAAGGCGTACCAGGCAATGGAGGATTGGGCAACGGCTAACGGAGTCAGCGAACTGCCTGACGTTCGCCAGATCGAGCACCAGCAGGAAGATGGAACAGTTTTCGTTGTCGTGCCAGATGAACAAGCCAAGCGTCTATACCTACAGCAATGGCCTGGTGCAACGGACAGGGTTATCTGGACAATGGCAGAGATTGCAATCATTATCAGCAAGCAGGCAGCCGGTGCGCTTGCAGAGATCAAGCGGCAGTGGCCCGATAGTCAACTGGTATCGGTTGGTGGGCCAAGTGGGTTCGATGATATGGAGAATGACCTGGATATGAAACCCAATACCCTGCCCAAGTTGTTCGATACCAAAGCGTTTGTGAGGTAGGGCGATGTCGCGTCCAGCCAGCCCGAACACCAGGTACTTCCAGCGGCAGCTACAACCCCAAGAGAAGAAGATTCTTCTGGCGGCTGGACAAGGTGATATGTCGGCAGGCTTCTTGGAAGTGATGAGCGCCTACCAGCATTTTTACAATTTGGGACTAAGGCCAGATATGCCGCTTCAGAGCGTTAGGCTAGTCCTACCATCACCTAACAAATTCCCTCTTGAAATGGGGCTATCTGATGCCTTTAACGGGCATTCCTGATTACTGCGCTTTGGCGGGTTTTTTTAAGAACTGTCATTAGTAACAAACTATCGGTTTGCTTGGTGCAATAGGCATAGTCTATTGGTGCAAATACTTTGACCAAATGGTAAAACTTTTACCAACTGGTAAAACTTTTGGTGGTACGGAAAAGCACCATCCAACCCTTTCTCACTTTTCTTTCCCCGCGCCGCGCCGCCGAGCCGCCTGGCGCCGAGTTATCCACAGGCCAGCCCCGATTTTCCAGAATCTATCCACAAAATCCTGTGCATAACTCGATTCTGTCCAATCTGCCTGTGGATATTCTGTGCACAAGTACGAATAAACTTAACATAATGAACCTTGTATTAAGTGCAACCGCCGAACTAAGTCGGACGCATTTGCAGAATGTCAATAGAATCAATGACTTACAGATGTTATCCACAGTATCCACAGCTGCCTGTGGATAACTCCTGACTTTTTGGATAGGGGGGGAGGGGTCGGCCTCGGCTGCTGCAATTGTGGGTACATCCTCCGTACATAAAAAGCAAAACTGACTAAAATGCCCGTCAACCTACTTCCTGAAAGGAAAAAAGTGGAAAACGAAACCCTCGCCCCTATCCCAGCCACCGAGAAACCCAAACGCGGCAGACCCAAAGGTTCGGGCAAGATGACGATCCAGAAGTATGCAGCGAACCCTCCCAGCCTGCCCAAGACAGATTACCAGCGGATCAAGGAGTTACGGGAGCTGATGATCCACAGTGGCGGCAAGGATGTGGCAAACAAGGTGATCCAGATCGCGTTGAATGACGAGCACCCTGGTCAAATGGCGGCGCTGAAGATGTGCCTAGACAGGACGTTGCCGGTGAGTATGTTTGAGAAGGATAAGCACCAAAGGAGCGCGGTGACCATATCAATTACAGGACTAGGCCAGGAGCCTACGGTACTGGAGGCCATTGATGTCTAACCTCAACTTCAGCCTCTTGCCCTGGCAGCAGGAGGTGTTTACCGATACAACCAGGTTCAAGGTTATCGCTGCTGGCAGGCGGTGCGGCAAGAGTAGGCTGGCAGCGACTACGTTGATTATTGAGGGGTTGAGGTGTCCACCTGGTTCGGCGGTGTTATATGTATCACCGACTATGGGGCAATCGAGGCAGATTATCTGGGATTTATTATTAGAGTTAGGACGCGAGGTAATACAGGGTTCGCACGTTAATAACTTAGATATTACGTTAATTAATGGTGCGCGGATATATGTGCGCGGTGCGGATAGACCTGATACTTTGCGTGGAGTTAGTTTGACGTATGCAGTATTAGATGAGGTGGCAGATATTAAGCCAGAGGCGTGGGAACAGGTTATCAGGGCGAGTTTGAGTGATAAGCGTGGTCGGGCTATGTTTATTGGTACACCTAAAGGGAGAAACTGGTTTTATGACCTATGGAACTTGGGACAGGATAAAGCGGACGAGGATTGGAAGTCCTGGCACTTCACCACCTCGGATAACCCTTTGATTGATGCCAAGGAGATCGAGTCGGCTAAAAAGACCTTATCTACGTTTGCGTTCAAGCAAGAGTACATGGCCTCATTTAGTAATGCTGGCGCGGACGTATTTAAGGAGGAATGGATTAAGTACGGGGTGGAGCCGGAGTTCGGGAGTTACTTTATAGCGATTGACTTGGCGGGGTTTGAGGAAGTTGCCAAGCAAGCGGCTAACGCTAAGAAGCGGCTGGATGAGTCGGCTATTTGCGTGGTGAAGGTGACTGATGATGGGAAATGGTTTGTTAAGGAGATCGAGCACGGGCGCTGGGATATTCGGGAAACGGCAGCCAAGATACTGATGAAGATGCGCGATTACCGGCCTTTGAGCGTGGGGATCGAGAGGGGGGCGCTGAAGAATGCTGTGCTGCCGTACCTGTCTGACCTTATGCGTAAGAACAATGTGTACTCGCACATTGTGGATTTAACTCACGGTAATAGGAAGAAAACCGATAGAATCATCTGGTCGTTACAGGGACGCTTTGAGCACGGGCGGGTTATCCTTAATTCGGAAGAAAAGTGGGATGACTTTGTTGACCAGTTACTGATGTTTCCTTCCCAGGGCGTACACGATGACCTTCCCGATGCGCTTTCCTACATGGATCAGTTGGCGGTGACCAGCTACTTTGAGGAGGCCGATGACGAGTGGGAGCCGATGGACATAATTGCGGGGATTTAATATGGATTTTGAAGAACCAACAGAGAACGACAAAGAGTTAACTGCCTTTGTTGTTGACCATTGTGACCGTTGGCGCGACTACCGCAACACCAATTTTCTGGATAGTTATCTGGAATACGAGCGTATTTTCCGCTGCGAGTGGGCTGCGGAGGACAAAACCCGCGATTCCGAGCGTTCGAGGATTGTTACGCCGGCAACCCAGCAGGCTGTAGAGACTCGCCACGCTGAGATCATGGAAGCAATCTTTGGTCAGGGTGATTTCTTTGACATAAAGGACGATTTAAAGGACATTGACGGTAATCCTTTGGATGTAGAGGCATTAAAAGGGCAGTTGATGGAGGATTTCAAGCAGGACAAGATCAGGAAATCCATTGACCAGATTGAATTAATGGCAGAAATCTACGGAACCGGCATTGGCGAGATCATTGTTAAGACCGAGAAGATATTTGAGCCTGCGACTAAGCCCATTCCAGGCCAGCCGATGCAAGCGGCTATTGGTGTAGTGGAAAAAGACCGTATTGCGGTCAAGATTGTGCCTGTTAACCCTAAGAATTTCTTGTTTGATCCCAATGGGACAACGATTGATGACTGCATGGGCGTGGCAATTGAGAAGTATGTCTCCATCCACAAGATTGTTGAGGGCATCGAGAAGGGTATCTACCGCAAGGTGAACATTACCACTACTTATGAGGACACTGACCTAGAGCCTACGCAGGAATTGAGCCAATATCGGGACGAGAAGGTATTGTTGCTGACCTACTACGGTCTTGTGCCACGGGAATACTTGAAGGCGGTGCAAGAGGAAGAGGTCGAGGACTTATTCCCAGAGGATTCGGTCGCCGATGAGTACAGCAACCTGGTCGAGGCCATTGTTGTCATTGCCAATGACGGGTTATTGCTCAAGGCTGAAGAAAACCCGTACATGATGAAGGACAGGCCCATCATCAGCTACCAGGATGACACTGTTCCTAACCGTTTATTGGGCAGGGGTACGGTGGAGAAATCCTACAATATGCAAAAGGCTATTGACGCGCAAGTGCGTAGCCATTTGGATTCATTGGCGCTGACCACCAGCCCCATGATGGGGATGGATGCAACACGGTTGCCTCGCGGTGCTAAGTTTGAAGTGAAGCCTGGTAAGGCGTTCCTTGTTAACGGCAACCCTTCGGAGATTTTGTACCCGTTCAAGTTTGGCGAAACGAGTTTGAACAATCTGAACACGGCAAAAGAGTTTGAACGGATGCTGTTGCAGGCAACTGGTACGCTGGATAGCCAGGGCATGGTCAGCAATGGCAACCGCGATGGCGCCGGTATGTCGATGGCGGTGGCTACCATCATCAAGAAGTACAAGCGGACGCTAGTGAACTTCCAAGAGGACTTCCTGATCCCGTTCATCCAGAAGGCTGCCTTTAGGTATATGCAGTTTGACCCAGAGCGTTATCCAAGCGTGGATATGCGCTTTATTCCTACCGCTACCCTTGGCATCATTGCCCGTGAGTACGAGCAGCAGCAGTTTATTGGTTTGTTGCAGACACTGGGGCCAAATACTCCGGTGCTACCGCTGATTCTTAAAGGCATCTTGAACAATTCGAGCCTAACTAACCGTTATGAGTTGATGGCGGCACTGGATCAGATGAGCCAGCCAGACCCACAGGCCAAGCAGATGCAGGATATGCAGCAGCAATTGGCTATGCAGTCGGCGCAAGCGCAGATTGCTGTTAATACTACGCAGGCCGAGCAGAATCGGGCAGAGGCTGCTAAGTTAATGACAGAAACTCAGTTGATGCCGCAGGAGATGCAGGCCAAGATCATTGCATCTAGCACCAAGAATCTACCGGCTGGCAATGAATCTAACGAGTTTGATAAGCGCGTAAAGATTGCTGAGTTGATGTTGAAAGAAGCCGACATCAAAAACAAGTCTAAGATTGTAGAATTGCAAATGAACAACGCCAAGAGCAACGTGGTGGATATGGAAAACCAGTTTCTCGAAAAACTAGCAACGGAGTTAAATTATGGCAATCGATAAAATTTTTAACAATGCCAATGTTGATGGCATTGCCGACAACATCTTTGGTTCTGTTAACAACTCTGTTTCTGAAGTAAAGCAGATGCAGCAGCGCAAGGCTGCTGAGAATGTTCAGATGGTAGTTGAGGCGTTCAAGAAAATTGAAACCAACATAACCGAGAAGTTTGACAACGTAAGCAATGTCATTGAAAAGCGCGTACTTACAATTAAGGACGGGCGCGATGGAATTAATGGTAAAGATGGACGCGATGGTAAAGACGGACGCAACGGTAAGGATGGGCTTAACGGCAAGCCTGGCTTGCAAGGGCCACCAGGTAAGGACGGAATAGATGGTAATGACGGTGTATCAGTTACCAATGCAAACATTGACTTTGATGGCAGTCTGATTATTAACCTGTCATCTGGTCAGCAGATTAATGCTGGCGAAGTTGTTTCGCCTGAGTTGGAAAAGAAAATCATTGCAGTCACAAGGGGCGGCGGCAGTAGCGGAAGCGTTGGCGATGTTACGGGGCCAGCATCTGCATCAAATAACAGAATAGCCCGTTTTGATGGGACAACTGGAAAACTAATACAAAGTAGCCCTGTAACCCTCAGCGATGGCGGGAATATGTCTGGCATTGGGACAATAGGCGCAACAGGTCTAGCTACATTGTCCGCAGGCGCTCTTGTTCAAGGGTTGACTGTTGGGTTGGGTGCTGGTGCGGTGTCTACGAATACTGTGGTTGGCCTTAATGCTTTTCAGTTTAATACCACTGGGAACAATACAGTTGCTAATGGATATTTAGCATTAAGTGCTAATCAGACCGGAAATTTTAATACTGCGGTTGGTGCGTATTCTATAGGTAACAATATTTCTGGACAAGGTAATACTGCTATTGGCTATACTTCACTTGCTAACGTCACTGGAAGTAATAATACGGCGGTTGGCCCTAGTGCTGGGCAAAGTGTAACCACCGGCTCTAACAATGTAATTATTGGCGCATATACCGGCTTTTCTGCTCCCATCTCTGAAACTGGTAGCAACTACATTGTCTTGAGCGATGGCGCTGGCACAGTTCGCCAAACAATTGACCCATCAGGTAATGTTTCCTTTACTGGAGGTATTACTTCTCGCGTGGTAGTCATTGCTGATGCAACGTCCATCACGGTCAATGCTGATACCACTGATGTGGCTACTCAAGCCAATACGCAAGCCGTAGGTACTTTGACCATCAACGCGCCTACTGGAACTCCAGTCAATGGTCAAAAATTCATTCTGCGCCTGCGTAGCACTAATGTGCAGACTTTCTCATGGAACGCTATCTTCCAAGGCTCTACAGATATTTCCTTGCCAATTTCATCTAGCGGAGCAACCCTGCACGATTATGTTGGATTTATTTACAACAGCACCACATCAAAATGGCAGATGATTGCTAAAGTATTTGGGTTCTAACATGATAAAAATAGACTTCATCATCAATGGGTTTTCTGATGCCTTGCATCTTGCGGATGACCACGGTTTGACTGACGCTGAGATTGAGGCCATGAAGCAGGCTAGGTACGACAAGTGGAAAGATTACATTGACAACCCTCCCCCTGTGGTTGACGAGCCTGTTGAGGAGTAATCATGGCTGCATACTTTTGGGTTACGGGCGGCACAGGTAACTGGAACAGCGCAAGCAACTGGGCTTTAAGTTCTGGAGGCGTTGGCGGCGTAGCCGTTCCAGGCTCTGGTGACACCGCAGCAATAGACGCTAATTCTGGCTCTGGTACGGTCACGCTTGACATCAGCCCAACAATTCAGACCCTGACCTGCACAGGCTTCACTGGCACGCTTGCTTTTGGCACAAATACCATTTCGCTGAACAGCACGGGTACTATTTTTACCGGCGCTACGACTATGGCAGTCACGGGTACGCCTCAGATTATTTGTACCAATAGCAGCGCAACTTCAAGGACAATTACGCCAACAGCGGTTACTGAGGCCAACAGCATTTCGTTTAGAGTTACTGCCGGTACGGGAACATTGTCACTTAGCAATGGCAACTACCGCGATCTTGATTTTACGGATGGAACAAATCCTACAGGGTATGCAGGTGCGTTAGCAAACGTAACCATGACTATTTACGGCAATTTCAAAGCCTCAACAGGCATGACCAAAACTGCTGGTACTGGAACATTTACCTTTGCCGCCACATCAGGCACAAAGACAATAACTACGGCTGCTGTTGTGTTTGACAATCCATTCACTTTCAACGGCGTAGGTGGCTCTTGGCAGCTTCAAGATGCATTGACTTCTGGTGCTACTCGAGCTTGTACGTTGACCAATGGCACGCTGGACTTGAACGGCTATACGTTGACTACGGGGCTGTTTAGCTCAAACAATGCAAATACTCGCACAATTGCATTTGGCACAGGGAATATTACCGTTACGGGTGTATCTGGAACTGTGTTTTCTGGCCCGACATCTACAAACACAGGATTAACGATTACTGGAACGGCTCAAGTTAATGTTACGGGTATTGGCACAACTACAAGAACAGTTAACCCCGGAAATTCACTTGCCACTAGCGCACCAATTTCGTTTACGATTAGTGCCGGTAGCGATACGATAAATAGCACGGCTGGTATGACCTTCAATAATCTTACGTTTACCAGCGGTTTTACAGGAACTTTTGGAAATGTTACTAGAAGTATTTTTGGCAACCTAACTTTAAACTCTGCCATTACTTCTTTTTCTTCTGGGGCATCTACACTTACCTTTACCGGAACTGGAAGCCGGACTATCACCACTGCTGGTGAAACAATAGATTGCCCCATCACCTTCAACGGAATTGGCGGCACGTTTGCTTTTCAAGATGCTTTGACGTTAGGTTCTACCCGCGCACTGACAATTACCGACGGTACGGTGCAATTAAAGTCTGGCACAACCAACACCGTTGGCTCTTTTGCTACGTCAGGAACAACTCAAAAGTTTTTGCAAGCCACGACTAATGGATCACAAGCCACTCTTAGCCAAGCAAGCGGGACTGTCAACGCTAGTTACTTGACGATCAAGGACAGCGCAGCTACTGGTGGGGCAGTATTCAATGCTTTCACTTCAAACGCAAACGTAAATTCTGGAAACAACACGGGTTGGAAGTTTGGCTCTGCTAACAGTGCTGGCGGGTTTCTACAATTCTTTTAATTTTCACGGTGTAAATATGATTGAACTTGATCCAGTTAAATACGGGGCTTTATACCAGAAGGTGCAGGATTACGAGCGCCGATTTGATGAGATGTCTATCAAGATAGACAAGTTAGAAGCCAACATCGAAAAATTGGTTGAGATGGCAAATAAATCCAAAGGCGGTTTCTGGATGGGCATGGTCATGGTTTCTGCCATAGGTAGCGTTATCGGATATGTAAGCCACTGGATAGGTAAAAGTTGAAATGGGTAATTGCTGTTGTTTTGATTGCCGTACCCGCAAAGTTTGTTTGCGTTAGATGGTATTGGACGGGGGACGTATTTGAGCGCAGGGTTTATTGTCTGGAGTGGAAAAAGGTTGAACAATGATAGACCCCATCACAGCGTTTGCCGCAGCCCAGGCCGCGATAAAGGGGGTTAAGGCAGCCATAGCCCTTGGTAAGGACATCCAGGCGGTATCTGGTGACCTGATGAAGTTCTTTGAGGCCAAAGATGCGGTACAAAGTGCAGCATCCAAGCCTAAATCTAATTTCGCGCAGTCGGATACGGCGCAGGCGTTTGAGATAGTGATCCAGGCCAAGCAGCTTGCGGATGCAGAGAGAGAGTTGAATAATTACTTTGTTATGTCTGGTAACGCTGATTTATGGCAGCAGTTGCTGGTTGAGCGTAACAATATTATCCAAAAGCGTAAAGTTGATGAGATATTAGCAAGAAAACACGCAGAAAAGCATAAGGAAGAAGTTGAAGATTTATTAACCTGGCTAATGGCTGGGGCATTAATAATACTTTTACTTGGTTTGATTTTTTGGTGGTCTACTATATTAATGGGTAAATAACATGGCTCCTGAGTTGCAAAGATACTACGAGGATAGGTTTGATCTGTTCTCCACACCTGGCTGGATTGACCTGATGGACGATGCAAACAAAATGTTTGATGCGCTTAACAATGTATCTACCATAGCGGACGAAAAAAGTCTACAATTCCGCAAAGGCGAGATTTCCATCCTAACTTGGCTGATAACCTTAAAAGAGGTCAGCGAACGAGCATACGAGGATTTGAATGAAAAGAATGTATGAATTTGCCTGTGAAAATGGGCATAAGACCGAAAGATTCTGTGATTATGAGTCGCAGAGTTTTAGGTGTGAATGCGGTGGGCTTGCTCACCGTGTAATAAGTGCTCCGTCATTTAACCTTGAAGGTTGGTCTGGTAGTTTTCCGTCCGCTTATGGACGGTTTGAACACCGGCATACTGAAAAGTTGAAAGCGGAGCAAAAAGCCAACTCATAAGCATTATGCCGAGTTGAATTATCCTACAACCATTTTGGCAGGAAACCGATATGTTGATTGATGAACCCACAGAGCCGCTAAACGAACTCGAAATAGAAGAAACTAAAAACGAACTTCCTGAGAAATACAGGGCCAAAAGTTTGGAGGAAGTTGTACGAATGCACCAGGAGGCCGAAAGGCTTATCGGTAAGCAGGCCCAAGAGGTCGGCGAAGTTCGCAAGTTAGCTGACGAGTTAATTAAGCAAAACCTTAGTGGGAATCCGCAACATATTAAAGAGGAAGAGCCTGAAGTTGATTTTTTTGAGAATCCTCAAAAGGCAGTTCAAGCAACGATTGATAGACATCCTGATGTACTTGCGGCTAGACAAGCTGGCCTCGACTTCAAACGGATGCAGATTCAGCAGAAGCTAAATGCAGAGCATCCTGATTACTCTCAAGTAGTCAGTGATACGGAGTTCCATAACTGGGTGAAATCCTCACCTGTGAGATTGGGACTTTACGCAAAGGCAGATGCAGAATTTGACTATGACTCGGCAAATGAATTGTTGTCCACCTTCAAGCAACTGCGCGGCATTAAGACTAAACAGTCAGATCAGCAAAATGATGCTATCAGGACTAAAAGCATGAAGGCGGCGCAAGTTGATGTTGGTGGTTCTGGAGAGAGTTCCAAGCGCGTCTATCGAAGGGCCGATCTGATTCGACTGAAAATGACTGATCCACAGAGATATGAAACCCTGAGTGATGAAATCATGCAGGCATATTCTGAGGGTCGTGTACGATAATTTAATTTTGGAGTTTTAACATGGCAAACACTGCTTTTTCCCCCACCAATTCGGTAACCGTAACGTCAGCGGCTAACTTCATTCCAGAAATTTGGAGTGATGAAATTGTTGCTGCCTACAAGAAGAACCTTGTCCTGGCCAATTTGGTCAAGAAAATGTCCTTCAAAGGCAAAAAAGGCGACACCGTTAACATCCCTAGCCCTGCCCGTGGTAATGCTTCTGCCAAGGCTGCAACCGATGCCGTTACTCTGATTGCAGAGAGCGACACCAATATTCAAGTGCTCATTAACAAGCACTATGAATACAGCCGTTTGATTGAGGACATCGTTGAGGTGCAAGCCCTGACTAGCCTGCGTTCTTTCTACACGGAAGATGCTGGTTATGCCTTGGCAAAGCGCATTGACACTGACCTGGTTCAATTGGGCCGTGCGTTTAATGGTGCTACTGTTGGTACTGATGACTACGCCACTAGCAATACAACTACCAAAGCGTTTGTTGGCTCTGATGGTACTACTGCTTACAACAGCACCAGTTCCAATGCAGCCTCGCTGACTGATGCAGCCATTCGCCGTACTATTCAGCGTTTGGATGACAACGACATTGCTATGGACGGACGTTTCTTCCTGATTCCTCCCTCCAGCCGCAACACGTTGATGGGTCTGGCCCGTTACACCGAGCAAGCATTTGTTGGTAACGGTGACGCTATCCGCAACGGCGAAATCGGTCAACTGTACGGCATGGCGGTATTTGCCACTTCCCAAGCTGATACTGGTGCTGGTTCTAGCGGCCTTGATCGTATTTGCTTGATGGGCCACCGCGATGCAATGGTTCTGATTGAGCAGACCGGTATCCGTTCGCAGACCCAGTACAAGCAAGAGTACCTTGGCACGTTGTTCACTGCTGATACCATTTATGGTGTCAAGGCACTGCGTACCTCGGCAACCAGCACAGCGTCTAACGCTTCTGCTGCTTTTGCTTTGGCAGTACCGGCCTAATAGCATTCCCTCCCTCTAACGGGGGAGGGGACTTTTAACTTTTAGGAGTATTTAATATGGCTGCTGCAACCGCTGTCGTTTCCCGCCGTGGAAACGATCAATTCCGTGGACTTTTTTCTGATACTTGGGACGTTAGCTGTACGCTTGATAGCGCAAGCGTAGCAACTACTGCAACCGCTACTGATACAGTAGCTGTTCCAGGCGTGGCTTTGGGTGACCAAGTTATTGGTATGGCAATTGGCGTAAGTGAGGCTGGGTTAGTTCGCCGTGCTTATGTTTCTGCCGCAGATGTAGTGACGATTGTTACCTACAATCCAACCGCTAGTTCTATTAACTTGGCATCGACAACTTTGCAATTGACGATTGCTCGCGCAGTGTAATTAAAGGGGGGCTAATAACCCCCTTTTTTTTGGAGTTTTGATATGACAACCTTTAGATGTTTACAAAGCGGTCATTTGGTTACCTTTACCTACCAGCACGATATTGATTCTATGCGTGGTCATAGTGGTTATGTACTGGTTGATGATAAGGGTGAAGATGTAAAGGTTGAGGATAAAAGTAAGGTGCTTCCAATGACTGCACCAGTTCAAGTTAAGCGTATGGGTAGGCCACCAAAAGCTAGGATGGCAGCATGAAAGAAGGTCTTTTATCTGGTGTTGTATGCCCTATGGCTACGCAGGATATTTCGGTTAATCTAAAGAACCGAAACCATGCGTTTGCAGATTACGGTTATGGGCCACCAAACCCTGATGAACCTAATGATGCATTTTGGCTAAAAAAGGCCAAGATGTACAACGCTCCAACATCCGCTATCAAGTCAATGCGCTGCGGTAACTGTGCGGCGTTTATCCAGACACCAAAGATGATGCAGTGCATATCTGATGGGCTGGAAAAGGATGAAGGTAAGGGAGAGTTGTCCTATGACCAGCAGTTTATTGAGGCTGCAAATCTGGGATACTGTGATCTATTTCAATTCACTTGTGCAGCGGCCCGCACTTGTGATGCGTGGAAATCTGGTGGGCCTATCACTAAGGATTAAATCATGTACGGAAAAGCGCCAAAAATGGCTAGTTCAAAGATGCCTAAAGCTATGAAGCAAAAATCCATGCCAATGACTATCATGGTTGCTGTTAGCAAGCCAAAGAATGCGCCAGTTAGAGGTGAGCGCACAGCCACCAATATGGCAAAGAAAGCCAAGCGAGGCAAGTAATGAAAACTAAAGCCGAAAAGAAGATCAGCAAGGTCATGCGTGAGTACAAGGCAGGTGGCTTACATTCTGGTAAGGGTGGCCCTGTAGTCAAAAATCAAAAACAAGCAGTAGCCATTGCGCTGTCACAAGCAAAGGTGAAAAAGAAATGAAGCCTGGACTCTATGCCAACATTAATGCCAAGCAAAAGCGTATCGCGGCTGGCTCTGGCGAGAAGATGAATAAGGTGGGGTCTAAGGCCGCGCCTTCTGCTGCTGACTTTAAACAGGCTGCAAAGACTGCAAAGAAACCCAAAAAGGCAAAGTAGATGAAAACCCCTTCTTGGCAACGATCCGAGGGCAAAAACCCTAAAGGTGGGTTGAATGCCAAGGGGAGGGCATCTTATAATGCCTCTACTGGTGGCGATTTAAAAGCACCAGTTAAGTCGGGAGATAATCCCCGTAGAGCAAGTTTCTTGGCGCGTATGGCTGGCAATGATGGCCCTGAGTACGACAAGAATGGTGAACCAACAAGACTGCTTCTTTCGCTAAAAGCCTGGGGTGCATCCTCAAAAGCTGACGCAAAGGTAAAAGCCAAGTCTATTTCAGAACGAAATAAGGCGAAGGCAAAATGAGAGCATTATCAGTTGGCGTTAGTCCTACGGCGACAATAGATACCACAGTCTATACCTGCCCTACGGGTTATTACGCCAAATTTACTGTGATGTATATACACAATACAGGTGGCTCTACCAAGCATATTACTGTCCAATGGTTTGATGCAAGTGCCAATACCACTCTTGATATATTGACTGCCTATGACTTTACTTCAAAATCTTATTTGCAGTTTGATGGCAATGCCTACATTGTTTTTGAAGAAGGCGATAAGTTAAAAATTACAACACAAGCGGCAAGCACATTTAGTTTTATAGCGACATTTGAAGAAGAAGGGTTGACACGATCATGACCTACCTTGAACTGATTAACGATGTGTTGATTCGGTTGCGTGAAACTACCGTAGCCACCAACAATGCAACTACCTATTCAACGCTGATAGGTAAGTTTGTCAATGATGCCAAACGCCAGGTTGAGGATGCGTTTAGCTGGAACGTATTGGGACAAAACATAACTTTGACAACGGTGGCAAACACCTACAGCTATAGCCTTACTGGTGCAGGCCAGAAGTTTCAAGTTATGGATGCCATCAACACTACGTCAAACGTGGGGATGCAAAATATCAGTTTCGTGCAGATGAACAGGTTTCAAAACCTTGTACCAGTTGCAACTGGAATCCCAGAATACTATGCTTTTGATGGCGTTGACTCTAACGGAGACACTAAGGTAAGTCTGTATTCGCGTCCTGACAATGTGTACACAATTATTTTTTCTCTGACTATCCCGCAGGCAACATTGGCATCTGATGCAACATCAATCCTAGTTCCTGATTTCTTAGTAGCGCAGAACGCATACGCCAGGGCGCTGGTGGAGCGTGGTGAAGATGGCGGTCTATCGTCATCTGAAGCCTACCAACTCTACAAATCAATGCTGTCTGACTACATTGCGCTGGAGGGTACTCGCTACCCAGAAAATCAGGAGTTCGTTGCGATATGAGCCAAGCACTGCAAACTGCCAGCGTTCAAGCACCAGGCTTCTTTGGGCTGAACACGCAAGACTCGCCTTTGGACTTGGCGGCTGGGTTTGCTTTGGACGCTACCAACTGCATCATTGACCAGTATGGGCGCATTGGTGCTAGGAATGGTTGGTCAAAGATAAATGCGGCATCAGGTAATCTGGGCGCTAACGATGTTGGCGTGATCCATGAATTAGTGCAAACTGATGGAACCATCACTGTTCTGTTTGCAGGCAACAACAAACTTTTCAAGTTAAGCAGCACCAATACGGTGACCGAGTTGACGTATGGCGGCGGTGGTACTGCGCCTACGATTACCGCTAACAACTGGTCGTGCGCTTCTCTTAACGGTATTACTTACTTCTTTCAAACTGGGCATGATCCATTGATCTATGACCCTGCGGTAAGCACAACGACATACAGGCGCGTAAGTGAGAAAACTGGTTATGTAGCTACTGTACCAAGTGGAGATATTGTTATCTCAGCGTTTGGACGTTTATGGGTTGCTAATACTGCTTCCGTAAAAAGCACGGTTTACTTTTCTGATTGATTGGCGGGTCATATCTGGTCAACTGGAACATCTGGCTCCTTGAACGTGGACAGGGTTTGGACTAATGGAGCCGATGAGATCACCGGCCTGGCAACGCATAACGGTTCGTTAATCATCTTTGGCAAACGTCAAATCTTGGTATATCAGAATGCAACAACCCCGTCCACCATGTCATTGGCTGATGCTGTTGGCGGTATCGGCTGCACCGCTAGGGACACCATCCAAAGCACGGGTAAGGACGTTCTTTTCCTGTCCAATTCTGGCGTTAGATCGTTTGCCAGGACAATCATTGAGAAGTCAGCGCCACTAGGCGATTTATCAAAGAATGTTCGTAATGACTTGATGGCATCACTTGCAAGCGAAACGCTTGCTAACGTCAAATCAGTCTATTCTGAGAAGGAAGCGTTCTACTTGCTCACGCTGCCATCCACCAAGCAAGTCTACTGCTTTGATACTCGAACGCAGTTGCAGGACGGATCGTTTAGGGTGACTGTTTGGGACTCAATTGAACCTACTTCACTTCTATATAGACGCAATGGCGATTTGGTTATAGGTAAGAACGGTTACTTGGGTAAGTACGAAAACTATCAGGATGACACCTCATCGTACCGTTTGCAGTATTACACCAATCAATCGGACATAGGGATTGCAAATGCCACTTCAGTCTTAAAGAAGTTAAAGGCTGTTGTTATTGGTGGGTCTAACCAGTTTGTCACTATGAAGTGGGCTTTTGACTTTACGACAAACTATTTATCCAATAATGTTGCGATACCAACGCAAAGCGTTGCAGAGTATGGGATTGCTGAGTACGACAATCCAGATGGTCAAGTGGTAACAATTACTAATGCAAGCCCATCAGTAATTACTTCTGTTGATTTGTCTGAGTTTGTAAACAACAATACAGTTACTCTTACAACAACTGGAACATTGCCATCAGGATTTAGTGTTTTAACCACTTACTATATTATCAACGCATCTACTAACACTTGTAATTTGTCTCTAACTCCTTCACCTGGAACGGCAATAAACACAAGCAGTTCTGGTTCTGGAACTCACACTATGCAACACATACATCCCACCGTAGTATCTAACTATTCTGCCGGTGTTGCTTTGCAAACTTTAGTTACGCAAGCAAGTGGCGCGGGTAAAATTGTCCAAACTGGTTACGAATCAACAATTAATGGTTCTCCGTTGTCTATTCAGAAGATAGAAATCCAATTTAAGGATGGGAAGCAAACATGACAAATTACACACAGTCCACTAACTTTGCCACTAAGGATGCGCTTACGTCTGGAAATCCTTTGAAGATTGTCAAGGGTACAGAGATCAATACCGAGTTTGCCAACATTGCTATCGCAGTAGCAACCAAGGCAGATACGGCAAGCCCCACTTTCACGGGTACTCCAACCCTGCCAACGGGAACGATTGGAGTTACCCAAAGTTCTGGTAATAGTAGTACGGCATTGGCAACTACTGCCTTTGTGCAGGCGGCATTCCAAATATTACATCCAGTTGGGTCTATCTACATCAATGCTACCAACGCAACTAACCCTGGTACTTTGCTTGGTTTTGGTACTTGGACAGCGTTCGGTGCAGGCCGTGTGCCGGTAGGTTTTAACTCTGCAAATGCTTTATTTGATACTGCTGAAGAAACAGGCGGTAGCGCTGACGCGATTATTCCGTTTCACACGCATACTGCCACCTCAACAGATGCTGGTCATAACCATAGTATGGGCAGAGTTGCTGGTGGGAATGGCTCTCTACAATTTAACTCTGCTTCTGGTATGGCAGATATTAGTCCAAATACTGGAACAGCATCTGCCAGCATTACTACAACAATAAATAACGCTGCTTCAACAAACTGGCAGGGTGATGCTACAGTGACTAACATAAATAATGCTAACTATCAGCCCTACATTACTGTATATATGTGGAAACGCACGGCATGATTTTGCACCACTTTAGCGATGGTTTGTACGCAAAGGAAACTCACATTCCTTCTGGTCAGATGTTGATGCAGCACAAGCATGAGTATTCCCACTTTGGAATTCTTGCTAAAGGGAAAGTGGTTTTTGTTAAGGATGGGGACATACAGATTATTGATGCGCCTGCCTGTTTGAATATTGTCGCTGGCGAGAATCATGGCATCAAAGCCATGACCGATGTTGTTTGGTATTGCATTCATCATACTGACGAGAAAGACCCGTCAAAGATAGATGATGTTTTGATTAAAGGGGAATAATATGCCTTGGATTATTGCTGGTGCTGGTTTACTTGGCGGGTATCTACAGGGTGAATCAGCAAAAAGTGCTGCTAATACGCAGGCCGCTGCACAGCGAGAAGCTGGCAGATTAGCCGCTGAAGAAGCCCGTTTTCGTCCTGTTGGTGTAACGAATAGGTTTGGATCATCTCAGTTCACTACAGGCCCAGATGGGCGCGTTAGCGGGGCTGGATACACCTTGTCGCCAGAAACGCTGGCGATGCAAAATCGTTTCATGGGGTTGGCTGGTCAAGGGTTGACGCAGGCAGAGGGAGCGCAACAGCAGTTCGCGCCATTGATGCAGGGAGGCCAAGGTTTATTTAATCTTGGTTCGCAATACTTAGCGCAATCACCAGAACAAGTAGCGCAAAGATACATGGCAAAACGTATGGATTTGCTTGCTCCGAGCCGTGAGCGTTCAATGGCGCAGTTGCAGAACACTTTGTTCCAGCAAGGCCGTGGCGGGTTGAGCGTTGGAGGTACTGGATTGCGGCCTGGTGGTGGCGAGGGATTAAGAGCTACCACTCCAGAGATGGAAGCATATTACAACGCCATAGCACAGCAAGATGCTGCATTGTCGGCAGAAGCAGAGCAAGCAGGCCAGGAAAATGTGAGATTTGGTGCTGGGTTGCTTGGCACTGGTGGCAACTTGATTACTCAAGGCTATCAGGGCCAGGTGGGTGCTTTGTCGCCTTACCAAGCGTATCTACAAGGCGTTACGGGGCTGGAGTCATTGGGAGAACAAACCCTTAATACCGGCATCAATATTGGCGCTAAAGGGATGAGTCCTAGCGCGGCTAATGCTATGTACGGTGGCGGCATGGCAGCGGCAGGAAGCAACTATGCTGCTAACGCTTACAACCCATTTGCAACTGCATTGATGGGTGCATCTAAGAATCCTCAATTGATGAGTGGGGTAAAGAATGTATTTAGCGGTAAAAGTTCAGTGCCTGGGTGGGATGATTATGTAGCATCTGGTTACGTTTTATAAGAGGGAATCATCATGGCAGAAATAGTACAAACCCTTTTTGGCGTTACTCCACAAGCCTATCAGCAACAACAAGCTGATATGGCTGGTGAGCAAGCATTACAGTACGCCAAGCTAGACCCGTTTCAGCAAGCAAATTACGCTATTGGTCGCGGTGCTTATGGCTTGGCTGGTGCGATAGGCGGTGCTCTCGGAGGCCAAGACCCTGAGTTGCAGAAGATCAGCCAGCGCCAGGCATTGCTTGGCATGATTGATCCGACAAATCCAGACTCCTACGCACAGGCAATACAAGCGGCATTGCAAGCTGGCGATACTGAGGCAGCGTATGCCTTGCGCGGTGA